ATGTGGCAATGGATATGGTGGACCAGAGCCCGACGTTGAAAAAACATATCAAGCCGATCCCGTCCACCAAGCGGCTGGTATATGCGAAGACTAAATCTTATTACCAGGTCCTATCAGCAGAAGCCTATAGTAAGCACGGTTACAACGTGCACGGTGTTATATTCGATGAGCTACATGCCCAGCCCAACAGGAACCTATACGATGTTATGACCGAAGGAAGCGGCGATGCCAGAGAGCAGCCGCTTTTCTTTTTGATAACCACAGCCGGGGATGACGCCGACCGCACAAGTATAGGCTGGGAGATCCACCAGGACGCTGTAAATATTCTAACCGGAGTCAAGTATGATCCGAGTTTCTACGCTATGATATTTGGTCTTGACCGGGAGAACCGGCGCATCTGGACGGGCCGGGAATACGAAACTATAGACAAGAACCTGGAGGACAACGAAGAATGGGCTGCCACCTGGAAGGATAGGAAAATTTGGGAGAAGGTTAACCCTTCCATCGGGCATACCGTGGACTGGGATAAAGTGGACACCCAGTTTAACAGGGCTATCGGCAACATGGCCAAGGAGAAAAACTTTCGTTGGCTGCGGCTTAATAGCTGGGAGAAAATCAAGACGAACAAATGGCTGGGCCTGGACTTCTGGGACAGGTGCAAGGGTAAAGTAGATATTGCCAAGCTGGAAGGGCGGCCGTGTTACGCAGGCCTTGACCTCTCCAGCAAAATAGATATGACAGCCTATATCCAACTATTCCCGCCGGATGATATAAACCGCAAATGGATTGTCCTGCCCACATTCTGGATTCCGGAGGACCGGGTGCAGGAAAGAGTGGAGAGCGACGGAGTGCCTTATGACCAGTGGGTGCAGCAGGGCTATCTGCAAACTACCCCCGGCAACGTGATTGACTATGATTTTATACACCATGAAATTGTTGCAAGCCGGGATAGGTACAAAATAAACGAGCTGGGCTATGACCCCTGGAACGCTATGCAGACAGCCATCAAGCTGGAGGACGAGGGTATAACGCCCGTTGAAGTGCGGCAGGGTTATAAGTCCATGTCCCCGGCCATGAAGGAAATCGAGCAGCTGGTGCGCGGTAAGAAACTGCTGCACAACGGGAACCCGATCCTGCGCTGGAACGTGGGGAACGTGGAAACAAAGCAGGACGAGAACGAGAATATAAGGCCAGTGAAGGGCAAAAAGACGGAGCGCATTGACGGAGTGGTGGGTATGATAAACGCAATGTCGAGGGCAATGCTGAACGAGGATCACGGCAGCGTCTACGAAGAGCGTGACATAGTGACGTTTTAAAGGGAGTGAAATATTTGAAACTATCGCACAGGATAACAAACTGGCTCCAAAAGAGAGGGTTGTTAGCTGAACATGACTCCTGGCTGGTGAGGCACTTCGGCCGTGCAGTCAGCAGCGGGGTTAACGTAACGGAAAATAGCTCCCTTTATTCGACGGCTGTGTTCGCCTCAGTCCGTTTGCTTGGAGGGACAATCGCATCGCTGCCGCTGCCCGTTTACCGCAGGCTGGAGCCGAGAGGCAAGGCCCGGCAGCAGCGCAGGCCGGAATACAAGCTCTTGCATGACCGGCCCAACCCGGAGGTGAGTTCTTTCCAGTGGCGGCAGACGGGGATAGCTCACCAGCTATTATATGGTGACTGGTTTAACGAGCTTGTCTACGAGCGCGGAAACATAAAAGAGATATGGCCGATCCCCCCCTGGCGCGTGAAGGTAGAACACAACCCAAAAGGTGACGTTTTTTATGAGGTGAGCCTGCCTGACGGCGGGACGGCTACCATACCATCCTGGAAAATGTTACACGTTAAGAACCTGTCCATCGACGGGCTGCGGGGAATGTCCTGCATCCGCGCCGGGGCAGAGGCTATCGGGCTGAGCATGGCGGCAGAAGAATTTGGGGCCAAGTTTTTCTCGCAGGGTGCGAACATGAGCGGCGTTGCGGAGCACCCCGGCAAGTTATCCGATACGGCTTACGACCGCTTGAAAAAAGAGCTGCCGGAGAAATATGCAGGGCTTGGTAACGCGCACAGGATCATGCTGCTGGAGGAGGGCATGAAGTTTCAGCGGATAGGCATACCGCCCAATGAGGCGCAGTTTTTGGAAACAAGGAAATTCCAGGTGGCCGAGATTGGCCGTCTTTTTGGCATCAGTCAACTGCACAAGATAGGCGATTTGGAGCGGGCTACCTTTAGCAACATTGAGCAGCAAAACATTGACTTTGTGGTGGACACGATCCGGCCGCTGATTGTTAACATCGAACAGGAAATTAACTACAAGTTGTTTAACGGCAAGGATTATTTTACCGAGTTTGTAATTGACGGCCTGCTGCGCGGTGACATACAGAGCCGCTACGCTGCCTATGCGGTAGGCAGGCAGTGGGGCTGGCACTCCGCTAACGACATTCTGGAGCTTGAAAACCAGAACCCCATAGGAGAGCAGGGCGATATATACTTAATACCTATGAACATGGTACCGGCAGATGAGGCCAAGAACCGGCCAGAACCACAGGAACCGCCGCCACCGGCACCTGACGACAGGAGCCTTAATCTTTCCAAGGAAGAACGCAGCCGGCAGGCCGCGCTTACCAGGGCACGCACGGCGAAGGGGTATGAAAAACTATTCCAGGAGGCAGCCCAGAAGGTTTGCACCAGAGAGAAAAACCACGTTGTCAAGGCCTTGAACAAACACATCGGGGAGCGCAGTATCACCAGCTTCAATGAGTGGCTCGATGATTTCTACCGGGAGTTTGTCCCCTTTGTGGAGCGCACCATGCGGCCCGCAGTAACAGGACTGGCCGAGGCCATACGTGGGATAGCCATAAGTGAGGTGGGAACAGATGCCGGGGCAGTAGCTGGGGAAGTGGAAAGGGCGGTCAACGAGTATATGGAGGCGCAAAACTACGCGCACACGGAGAGGTCCAGGGCGGTAGTTAAACAACTGATAAGGCGTGCCGAAGAGGAGAACCTTGACGCGGTGGCGCTTGTTACAGAGCGCATGGAGGACTGGGAGGAAAACAGACCGGCACTGATTGCCAGTGACAGCACGGTTGCAGTATCCAGTAAAATTGCTAAAGCCGTATTTGTGGGCGCGGGAATCCAGCGGTTGCGGTGGGTTTCTATAGGCGGCAACAGCTGCCCTCTCTGCGAGGAGTTAAACAACAGGGTGGTAGGTATAGAACAGCCCTTTGTAGCCCGTGACGACACGCTTGAGGCAGAGGGGACGAGCAATTATACCGTAAGCAAGCCTACCATGGAGCCACCCCTGCACAAGGGTTGCGTTTGTGAGATTGTGGCCGACTGACAGGGGAGAAATAAATAGCGGTTTTAGGAGCACTCTGCGGAGTGCTTTTTTAATGCCAATTTTAAGGAGCTGAGAAAAATGAAAATTGATTACCGGCAGATCCCGGTTGAAGACCTGGAAGTCAGGGAGGCCGATGACGGCAGGCTGACCTTGAGCGGCTATGCTGCGGTGTTCAATCGCAACAGCGAGAACCTGGGCGGCTTTACAGAAATTCTCCGGCCGGGCTGTTTCAGAAAGGTTTTAGGAGGAGACCCTGACGTAAAGGCTCTGTTTAACCACGATGCAAGCACAATCTTTGCCCGCACCAAGAACGGTTCACTTACCCTGGAGGAAAACCAGACGGGCCTTAAGTTTACTGCAAAGATTGACCCGGAGGACACGGACGGCAGAAGGGCATACAGCAAGGTTAAGTCCGGCTTGATTGACCAGTGCTCATTTGCTTTCAGCGTGGAGGAAGAGGGGCAGAAGTGGACAACGGAAAAAGAACCCGCATTAAGGGAGATATTAGAGGTTAATTATTTAGGCGATGTTTCGGTGGTGGCTTATGCCGCCTATCCGCAAACATCGGTGCAGGCCCGCTCCGCACTAGAAGAGGCGGGCTTTAATTATGAGGCTCTAGCAAGCCTGCTCACACGGGCGCAACGTGGATTGGAGCTTAACGACTCCGACCACGATACCATAAAAGCGTCAATTACTTTGCTCCGCGAACTCTTGCCGGAAGAATCGGACGGGGGCGATACAGGTACTCGCGAAAGCGGGGACGCTGCACGACTTCAAAACATTCTGGACGAGTTGGAGATGGTGGAGGTTAAAAACCAAAGAAGAGGTGAAAAAAGATGAGGAACATAGAAGAAATGCGCGGCGAACTCTACCGCATGATAGATGAAGTGCGCTCCATGGTGCAAACAGCCGAAGGTGAGCAACGCTCTCTATCCGGTGAGGAAGAAGAAAAGAAAACCAAGCTGATGGACGCTATCCGCAAACAGGAAACCGCGATTGCAGACGAAGAAGAGCTTCAAAGGGTTGAGGCCCAGCGCGCCAAGAACCATACCGACCCCGAGAAAGACCGGGCAGAGTGGCGCAGCCTGGGCGAGTTCGTGCAGGCTGTGATAAACAACCCCGGCGACAGACGACTAAAGGACCGCGAAGTGGAACTACGGCAGCCGCCTCCACAACAGCAAACAGTGGGAGCAGCCGGCGGGTTTCTGGTGCCTGAGATCTTTGCCGAGCAAGTGCTAACAGTTAGCCCTGACGAGGCTATTATCAGGCCCCGCGCGACCGTGTTCGGGCCGGACGGGGACAACACCTTCCGTATTCCGGCTATTGACTACGACGGAACCAACATGTATGGCGGTGCTGCTGTAGACTGGATTAATGAGGGACAAGCGAAACCGGAGGCATCGGTTAACTTCGAGCAGATCGCGTTAACTCCTTTTGAGGTTGCCGCACACATTCCCGTAACTGACAGGTTACTCAGAAGCTCCAACCTGATTGAGCAAATCGTCAGGACCCAGCTCAGAGGCGCGCTGATTGATGCGGAAGAAGATGCCTTTTTGAACGGTGCAGGCGGCTTCCAGCCGCTTGGCATCATTAACCACGGCGCAACGATACAGGTAACCCGTGCCGCTAATGACGCTATAGCCTTCGCAGATGTTGCAGGGATGTATCAGGTGTTCAGAGGCCGTCGCGGAGTTTGGATTGTTAGCCGCGATGTTTTGGCCGAGTTCATGGAGCTACAGGACGCTAATAACAATTACATTTGGCAGCCCAACGCAAGGGACGGCAGCCCCGGTACGCTGTTTGGCTACCCGGTGTTCTTTAGTGACCACTCACCAGCCATGGACCAAACGGCTAGCGTTGTGTTGGCAGACCTGAGTTACTACTTGATCAAGGACGGCACAGGCTTGACTATCGCAGCATCCCAGCACCAGGCATTTACACAGAACCGCACCATCATTAAAGCGTTCAAGACTGTAGATGCTACACCCTGGTTAGCTGCTGCGCTGCCCACGACCGTGGCGACTTCTCCGTTTGTGCAGATTCAGAACATCTAAAGTTAAGAGAGGGGGCTTAGCGGCCCCCTCCATATCTTAAAAAGAGGTGAAGTTTAATGGCGAGTTACAAAATGCAAGAAGCGCTGAAACCTGTGTTGGTGCTTGAGGAAACAGGCGTTACCACTGCTACGAGCGACGAGGCTACCCGGCGAGTTAAACTCGGAGAAGCCCGCCAGTGCCTGTTCGTTGTTATGTTAGAGGCGGCAGCAGATGCTAATTTCAGGGAAGGCCAAGACGTTGGCTTGCGGTTGAGGCAAGCTACCGCTGTCACGGGCGGGACTGTAGCGAATTTAGGCGATCAGCATATCGTGGAAGGTGCCCAGAACGCCAACCTGGCCTTTGTAGATGTATCTGATGCAGCCGACGGGGACATAACCGTTAACGGTATCGAGTTTGCTTATGGTACTCAGACCACGGCCAACTGGACAAACTGGGAAAACGCCACAGAACTTGAGACAGCTCTTAACGCAGCTTTCCCGAATTTCACCATAGTCAGGTCCACGAATGTTATCACTATCGCTTCTACGGACCCCGACGCGGAAACAATATCTATAGTAGAAGATGTGACCGCTGCGGGCACATACGCAGGAACCAGGAGATGCGCAGCTATGCTTGAAGTCTCCCGCGCGCAAATGGACGATGACAAGGATTATGTGTTTGTTGAAGTCGATAACGATATGTCAAACCAGACAACCGGAACCGTCAATGCGACCGTCCTGGCAGTTTTAGGCGCACCGTATAGAAAGCCCATGCGGCAGGTTGTTGCATTACAGGAGTAAGGGGTGCTTATGCACCTCTCTTCTCTTTTTGTGAGGTGATTACATGAAGCGTAGGCGCAAAACAATAAAAACAGCTGATGGTAAAACAAGGGTAATATATGCAGACGGGCTGGAAACAGCTGCGGTTAAGCCGGCAGAAAACGCTATGAAGCCAAGCCCAACCTATAAAAACCTTGGCGGCGGTTGGTATGAACTTCCCGATGGGCGCAAGGTTCGCAAAAGCCAACTGGAAAAAGAAGAGCAAAAAAAAAGATAGAGAAGGGCGCATATTACGAGGCCCACGTGTATAGCGGCTATGTAATCAAATATCCCAGGAACACCAAGGCGAAGGATATTATGCCATCAGTGGCCACCATGCAAACAGAACTGTCCAAAAAGATGGACGAAGTGTTGCCCTGCGAAAATCTCGGATATGCGCTATTAATGCCAAGAGCAAGCGGCGCAAGCTGCAGGGATTTGAGCCGTGAAGAGT